TTCATTACGAAGAGTTTCGTTTAATTCAGCATATGTGAAATTCTGACCACTATAGCTATACGCAGTTGGAGCTTTAGGGTCAGCTTTAGCTACAGTTTTAGCTAATGCAATAAAATTTTTCTTATCTAACATTTCCTATACTCCTTTCCTACTATTTAACGCGCATAACTTTTACGCCAGGCTGCATATCAGGCATTGTATATACCTTAACAACCTGCATTGTTGGGTGAAGAGCATCTGCTCCTTCGCCTGGTGCAAGATAACCATCAGCGCCTGGTGTAAGCATATCACCAACTTTTAAGCTTCCTGGTTCTGCAGCAATTGTATTTGTTGTCCAAATATCGCCAACATTAATCTTGAAAAGACGTGGAACCATACGTGTTCCTTCTGGCATATATTTAGGCTTTTTGTAGTTTTCAACTACATGGAATGGATCATCAGTAGAATCTACTTCATAAGGACTAGCTGGTTTTGTAACACGTTCAACATTGTCATTACCATCGCCATCTTTAGCTCCATAGAAACGAGCCTGCCATTCTGTTAAAGGCTGTGTGCCATCAATTGGGCTGTATACACGAGCAACATAATCTTCTTTCTTCATTGCAAAATCGCAATCCTGTTCCCAGTCACGATATAGCTTGATTTCATTAAAGACCATCATCCATTCGCCAGCGCCTTCAAAGTCAACTGCTCCACCATCATCTGCAGCATAGTTATATGTTGCGAACTGACCATTTTCTAAGATATCAATATCAGCAGCTGCTGGTAATTGAGCATAGATCTGTGCAGTCTTTTGAGCTGAAAGGTGGTTTGGTTCAACCTGACCATAGCCGCGAGCGACATATGTGGCTTTTTCACTTAATCTTGTCTTAGCCATTTATTGTCTTCCTCCTATTATTCCATCTCTTTTTTCGTAGCCATAGCAGCTTTGATCCAAGCAGGTACCATATCATCTTCAATCAATTGTTCATCAAGATTGAAAACTGTTGGTTTCTCTTCTTTATCATCATCATCAAGATCAAAACTAACCTTGTTACGAACACAAATTACAGAAAGCTTTGCTTCGATATCATCGACACTATAAGTATCAATATTTGTGATAACATCTTTCTTATCTTCTTCTGATAGCATGTAGAAACGATCAATCATAGCTTGCTTTTCTTTACGATCCGCAACTTTCTTAAATTCTACAAGAGTATCATATTCAGCTTTCATATTTTCGAACTTAGTCTGTAATTCTTCATAGTTAGACTTTAGTTCTCTATATTCTTGAATGTCATCAAGATTATATTTAACGCTTTCGTCCTCATTTTTTTCTTCTTCAGGCTGCTCGTCTTCCTGAGGTTCTTCTTCAGACTCAGCTGGAGCTTCTTCTGCTTCTTCTTCTGGAGTTTCTTCAACTTCAGGTTCTGCAGGAGCTTCTTCTTCTGGTTTTTCTTCTTCTTTATCTAAAACTTCTTCTTCCATCTCTGGTGTTTTTACTTCATCTTCCACAGAATCTGTCCCTCCTTCTTTCATCATCTCTGTAACCTTTTCCATCATAGACAAAATCTTTTCCTGGAATGAAGGTTCAAATGAGAATTGCACTTTTGTGATTTGAGAACCCTCGAAGCAAGGCTCAACATCCTCACCTAAAATACAAAGTTTAGAGATTATTGCTTCATTAATAATAAAGAAGCTTGGTTTCTCATTATCATTTTCTGACCAAAATCCTTTTAATGTAGGTTCATGTAATTCCATTGATTGATTATTTCCTTTTGTTAATATACGTTTTGTTTCTGGAAACTGCTCTGATCATATATATCCTTCTGTCATGAGATATTCATGCTCAACGCCATCATCAATAAATTTTTGAAACCATACTTTAGCATTTAAATCTACAAATCCATAAGGTTGAGTTGTATCTTTAAAATACCAATCTCCACTACGAATATCAATGCTTTGATTATGCCCTTCAAAATCACCGGTATTTTCATTATAAAATCCAACAATAGGGCAACCTCTGAGAGTCTCTCCCATTTCTTTCGCAACAGCCTTTGTAATAACACTACCATTGCGGTTTGGCTCATCACCAACATAACAAACTTTAATTTGCACTTTTGAAATAAGAGGACTCACAGTAGGTGAAACATCAATAATTTCAATAGGAGAATCTATTGCTATACTATTATGCATCTTATTCCTCCTACTTCATACTTTCTCTATTTGCTATAGTTTTATCAGAAACTTGAGTTTCTTCCTTTTTAGGACGACCCCCAGTACTTTCTTCTGTATTAGTATGCTGATTGCCATTAGCAGATTTATTTATTTTGCCCAAATTTTGAATATCTTCACTACCAATAGTAGATGACATCATAGGTGGAATCATAACTTCACTTAATCCTAATACTGAATTTTCAAAATAAGCTGTACTCATAATAGAATTTTGTGAGTGTCCAAGAGCAATCTGCGCAAACATCTTACCATAACCAGTACGCATTTCATCAAGATACATCTTAGATAATTCTTTATAATTATATTGGGTAGTATCTAAAATATAATATCTAAAATTATACTTTTTCTTATTTTTGATTCTTCTCTGTATTATTATATCAAATAATATTTCAAATTGCAACTTTAAGTCACGCATGACTCCCTCATCTTGCAAAATTGAACTATTTAATGCAATATTACCATCAGAGTTAAATAAGTTTTTCGGAACACCGGCCGCATTATATACAGTACGTTCAACTCTTTCCAAATCATCATTATCCACATTACGGGCATCAGATAAATCAATAGAATCCATATCCGCAAATGTAGTAATAATATCTACTCCAACAGAATGTTGTAACATCGCAACCGCATTATTATGAATATCCCTTGCTTCATCAACATCAAAGATTAAATCGCCATTTTTATCTATTGGAAGTTTTTGTACTAAAATTTTTAATAAATCTTGCATCTGTTTGCGGCGATCAAGGTCTTGCGCTGCGTCAAGGTCAAGTAAATAAGGTATTACGTTAAAGAATAGTGGTAAATCACCAGCGCCAGCTAAACTAAATTTTACCGCATATCCAGGATCAAGTAGATATCAAGTACCTATATCCCCTTGGAAATCAGGTTGTAATTTTCTTTCTTTATATAACAAATAACCTTTTTGAAAATCTTTCGGAAACATCTTTAAAACTCTCATTCTATAATTGATGTCTCTAAATCTTTCATCAAAATAAGCCATGTTAAATTCAATAGCTGGTAAATTATTTATAAAGTATCTACAACGACAATATTCTGGTGGTAACTCTTGAAATAAAACACCGTTTTCACCTTCAACAATATATCCATAACATACGCCATATTTAATAACTTTTAACGCAATATCTCCGCACAATTTTTTAATATGTGTATTATCTAAATAATCCAATGCTTTGAAAAATTCATTAGTAATTTTTAAACATTCTTTATCACTTTCTAATATTTTTTCATCATAAATTGTTGGAGTAATATACCAATCTCAACGATACATAGTAGCATAGTAATTAACAATTCTTTGATAAATACCATTTGTTCTATAAAAATAATCAGAAATTACTCTAATAGCACGATAATCTTTATCAATAATAGCACGCAATACTGTTCGTTTATCAATACATCTTCTACCTTCTACTTTTTTATAAAATCCAAGGTCAATAATCGCATCTTCTAATGTTTTTAATCCTACTTTTATCTTACCATAATCAACTTTTTCACTATAGTCAGCGGCGCCATTCATATCGAAGCCTTTTTTACGAATAGCTTCTTGTCTATCTTTGTTTTCCAAAGCTCCACCTCCTTATTTTCCATATGCTCTATTAATTATATAATCGTAGTCAAGAATATTTTCATCAGTATATGGAATTTCTATTAATTTAATATCATGTAATTGACAAAATCTACGTTTTTTAGCATCGTTAAATTGTTGCTGATAAAGACCTTTTTTACCGCCAAATTTACTACTTGGTTCATAATGTTGGCGACCTTGATATTCAATTAAGAAATCTATATTACCCTCATCATCAAAAACCGCAAAGTCAAAGCGCAATGGTCGTCCATTAGAACTATTAAGGCCCTCAAAAGATAACTCCATTTTAAAATTTAATCCAGCTTCTCTTAAAATCTCTTCTATTTTTATTTCTCCTCTACTTGCTCTCATAATTATCTCCTTATCCTATATGCGAACTAAATCTTCATTCTGCCGCATTAAATCTTTTACGTTTCTTTTTCTTGCTATCTTCAACTTGTTTGATATAATATAATCCATATTCAAATGCTGAAAATTTATCTTTTCTAATCCCACGATTAGCTTGTTTTAGAATAATATTAATACCCTCATTTTCTTCACGAAGGTTTAACATCTCCTCTTTTAATATAGAAGTTAAGGTATATGGTTTTAAGTACTCTGCCCTTTCTTCTGGTGTCATTTGTTTTCCTTTTTGTGTTCCTAATAATTTATTTTTAGCAACACGTTCATCAATTAAGAATTTTAACTTTCCAGAAGTAAGTTGTGTTTGAACATTAGAATGTGCTTCTGTATTAATCGGCGCATTTGCTTTAATTAAAAACATAGC